GACTACAATCGTCAGTTATGGAACAGTGGTAATGATGCTGATAAGGATACAGTACGTAAGCAGAAGCGCAAGCTATCTTATTACTCCAACGTTTATGTTGTAAAAGATCCTCTTCATCCAGAGAATGAGGGTAGAGTATTCTTGTTTAAGTATGGTAAGAAAATATTTGATAAGGTTCTGGAAGCAATGCAACCAGAGTTTGATGATGAGACTCCAATCAATCCTTTTGACTTCTGGCAAGGTGCAAACTTCAAGTTGAAGATTGTGAAGAAGGATGGATTCTGGAACTATGATAAGTCAGAGTTTGATAAGGTAGTACCTTTGATAGATGATGACGATGCATTGGAAGCAATATGGAAGAAAGAGTATTCACTCTCTGCCATTACTGCTCCTGATCAGTTCAAATCTTATGAAGATTTGGAGAGACGTTTGAAGACTGTCTTGGGTCAGAAACCTGTCCAAGCTCCTAGATTAGATGAGGAAGTTGCATCTGAGGAAGATCCTCTTCCAGTAGCAGTAGCTCCTACATCTATTCCTGCATCAACTTCTAATGAAGAAGATGAAGCACTCAGTTACTTTCAAAAGTTAGCTGACTCTTGAGATACAATCAACTCTGCTTGACCCTCTTGGTCATAGCAGCATATATAAATCTATTGAAATAGATTATGAATACAGTCTAATATTTTCTCCTTTCTTTAAGGTGGGGCTTACATATTGAGTTCCACCTTTTTTATATGGCATGAATTCATCTAGATCATTGAACATTACATTTAAATATTCTGGTTTAAGTAGAAATATATTTCTTTTTTTATCTTCCTTTTCTATTTCATATTCATAGTTAGTGACTGCTTGAGTCATTTTAGATGCTGGAATAGTATGATATGAATTATCATCATAGTATTCATAGTAGTATGCATTTCCAGTTCCAACATTTCCTTCTACTGTAAAGGTAACTTGTTCTGTTCCTAGTATCTCTGGTTGTTTAACTTCTGGTATGGATGGTAGAACATATGTAAATCTTATAACAACTTCTCCAACTTTAAGCACAGAAGTAACAGGAAATCTTCCATTATATACTTCATTAACTCCTTGAATTAAAACTTCACTACCAACAACTAGATCTTTAATACCATTATACATGGTAACAGTTGCTATCTTAGATTCAGTTCCTGATATTTGATTTATCTTTGTGTTGATTGCTTGGATATAGTTTCCATTAGTCCTCCATTTGTTAGGAGTTTCTAATCCACCAGGTAATATAACTCCACCTTTTTTATTTTTAATTTCTATAGTTTCATAGTGATGTATACCAGAGTGTAATTTTGTATAGGTTCCATATTTTTCTAGAAGAACCTCATCTAATGATGATTGAGGAAGTGGCCATTCATCCTGTATGTTTTGTATGTTATTAGATAATAGAATTATCCAATCTAAAGATGAGTTATTATATTCTTTATAGGCTACATTATCTGGTCTGTCATCACCAATTATTTTATACTTGGTAAAGAAGTTTAGGTTGCCAAAGATATCAGGACGAATTCTTCCTCTTTTAAATAAATTTTTTACAGTAGTATAGTTGGAAATATCTTTATTTCCTTTAGTCCTATTGACATATTCAAAGTCTGGTACTTGTCTAAAATAAGATTTTGTCATTGTTAGAATCCCATGTCGTTACTGCTTTCATCAATATCATTAGCATATATTGGATTCAATTCTCCAAAGGTTGCACTGATTGTATAGCTGGTCATTGAACCATCATCATAAGTCATGTATGATCCATCAGGTGCATATTGAACATTGAAAGTTCTAAGAGCACAAGTTTTTATTTTATTTAAGTATGGATGTTGTCTTCCATTCTTAAAATAGTATTTCAATTTGAATACATGAGGTGATTTTAAAAACATTTCTGCATCAGCTTTTTGAGGAGCCATTGCTTTCTTAAACATTTTAATAATACTTCTAACCATTCTTGCTTCTGCTTCTTCTCTTGGAGTAAATCTAAATGAATATGAAAACTGTCTTAGACTAGGACCAGTAAACAATAACTCTAGGTTGTTGTTTAATACCTGACCAGTAGCACGTGTGAAGAGTTTGTTATTTCCTATTGCTTGTCCTGCAAAGTAAGCAGCAACTTTGTCTGTTGCATCAGGTCCAAGACCTCCAAGAATATCTTTTGTTGCTTGACCAGTAGCACTAGCAAAACCTTTAGCCATTTGTTCTACTCCATCAGCAGCACCTTTAATTGTACTACCTGCTATGTTAGCTGCTGCAGCCTCAATAGCATTTATGGTATCATCTCCCCAGTTAACAGCATTTGTTTCCTGCAATCCTGATGGTTCCATTGGAAGATAGACTGTGTGATTACCTTTCTTTTTTTGTAATCCTTTATCTTCATAGTCACCAGTCAGTCCTTTACTACCTTCACCAAATCCTCTAGCTTCATATTCATAGGCACATACTTTTAAGTAATCATAATTTTTCTTATCTTCATTGAGTGGATATCTAAGAATAGATCCTCCTACATTTAAAGTTGATCTTCCATTAGCATCTTTATTCTCAGTAAGTGTTGCGTAAATATCTGATGTTTCTGGTGAAGTAAAACTTATGTTGGAAGAATTTTTTCCTGTTGCTTTTTTAAATACTTCTTTATATGTTTTATCTGTTAATGCTTTAGCCATCCATTCATCACTTGCTCCTAACTTACTTAAGAAATCAGAACCAAATTTTAAATTATATATTTTGGCATAATCTATTTCATCCAATTCACTATTATAATAATCTCCTGCTATTTCTATTTCTGTTTGACTTAGAGCTTTTCCAGTAGAAGTTCTTACTACCGTGGCAGTATTACCATCTGTCTTAGTGACAAAGGATTTATCTCCTAATATAAATTGAGAACTGATGGTTGCCATTAATATCTTTTTAGTTATTTAGTCTTAAAGTTTGCATAACGTAATGACCTCATGTAATCTATCTCATCATTCTGTATTACATGTAGTCTTCCTACAATTTCATTCCATGTATAGTTCCTTGATGTTCCCCAATGAAAGTTGATTCCTTGAAATCCCCATCTATCCACATAGGTAACAGCAACTAGAGGGAACTCATCAAATACACCAGGAGTCTTAGCATTATATACAAAGGTATAATAGTTACCTGCATCAGGAACTAGTTCTGTGTCGGAGAATACCTCCATGATGTACATCATAATATCATCAGGATCATTCTCTTCTTCAATTTTATCTTGAAGTTCTTCTGTTCTTTCTGACATTATTTGATACCTAATTCATCTTCTGTGATAAGTTTAAATTCAATTCTCCTATCTAAACAATACTCCTGTGCTGCTTTCCATTTGGCTTGGTTGACAGCATAGGTTGTAAGTTCATACAGATATGATTTAGTTACTCTGGTTTTTTTCTTTGGTGGTCTGGTTTGCTTCTTTGGTTTTACCTCAACCACATAAGTTTTGATGCTACCATTACTTTCTCTCACTTTCATTAGAAAGTCTGGATAATACCTATGAGGTCTTTTATCTACAGGAGACATGTATGGAATACTTATCTCTTCAGAAGCCCATGCTATAATATTTTCAGTTAGGTCACAGTATCTACAGAACTTACGTTCCCAACTACTACGACATATTATATTGTTTGGATTGCCTTGATATTTTTGAGGGTGCTTTGGTTTGTACCTACTCTTAATACTTTCAGCCATCTCTTATACATAATATATAATCTCAAATATTTATAGATGGCAGGTGTCAGGCCAGAAAAGTTAACTGTATCTAGTATAAAGTCTAGGTTGCTGAATGTAGCACAATCTTCTTTATATAGATTAACCCTACCTGTTCCTCAGGCAGTAAGAAATACTTTGTCTTTAAGTTCAGCAGACTATGATAATATCAGTCTATTGTGTTCTGAAGCTACTCTTCCAGGTTCTAGTTTAACTACTCATGATGTTACTAATGATTATCATGGTGTCACTGAGAAGATGGCTTATAGAAGAATGTATGATGAAACAATTGGATTGACTTTTTATGTAGATAGAAACTATAAAGTTATTCAATTGATTGAAGGATGGATGGATTATATTACTGGTGTTGATAACAAAACAACTTATAAAGATCCTTATGTTAGTTATAGGATGTCTTATCCTGCTACATATAAAACTAATATGTTTTTAACTAAGTTTGAAAGAGATCAATTCACTAGACAATTTAGTACCACTAGGGGATCTACAACTACATCCAGAACTGTTCTTGATTATACTTTTGTGAATGCATTTCCTTTATCTTTAACTGCTATTCCTGTTTCATATGAAGAGAGTCAGGTTTTAAAATGTAGTGTATCATTTAACTTTGTTAGATATGTTATGGAAAGAAAATCATCACTTGTTAGTAGTGGAAACCTACAACTTTTTGATAGTGGGAATGTTAATACTACAAGGAACATGATAGTAAATAGAGATCCTACTATTGGAGCAAATGAATTGCTTGGAACTACCCAAACTTTTGCTTAATAAATAAGACACTGAAAGAATTATTATGCCATTACCTACCATTGTTACGCCAAGTTATGAACTTGAGTTGCCATCTACAGGAAAGAAGATTAAATATAGACCCTTCCTAGTCAAAGAAGAGAAACTTTTAGTACTAGCATTAGAGACAGAAGATACTAAGCAGATTTCTACTGCAATTAAAACAGTATTAAAAAATTGTATTCAGACTAGAGGGGTGAAGGTAGAGAACCTTCCTACTTTTGATATTGAATATCTATTCCTTAACATCAGAGGTAAATCTGTTGGTGAGGAAGTTGAAGTTAACTTAATTGCTCCTGATGATGAGGTAACACAAGTTCCTGTGACTATTAATATAGATGATATTAAAATTCAAAAGAATGAAGATCATACTAACAAGGTTAAGTTAGATGCTGAACTAGTAATGGAGATGAAGTATCCATCATTGGATCAATTTATTAAAAGTAATTTTGATTTTACTGAAGAGGTGAGTATGGATCAATCATTTGATTTGATTGCATCTTGTATTGATAAAATTTATAATGAAGAGGAGGTATGGTCTACTGCTGATTGTACTAAGAAAGAGGTGAAAGAATTTCTTGAACAGATGAATAGTCTTCAGTTTAAGGAGATTGAAAAGTTCTTTGAGACAATGCCTAAGTTATCTCATAGTGTGACCTTTACTAATCCTAAGACTAAGGTTGAAAGTACTGTATCATTGGAAGGGTTATCGTCTTTTTTCGCTTAGGTATGGTACATATGGATCTAGAGAGTTATTATAAGATTAATTTCGCTCTATTACAGTACCATAAATATTCATTAACAGAAGTTGAAAACTTAATCCCTTGGGAGAGAGACATCTACATTGGTATGTTGAAACAACATCTTGAGGATGAAAAACTCAAGCAACAACAAGAACATAACTGATGGCAGCAGTAGGAAGAAAAACTGAGCATGTAAAGATACTCCAAGATCTTGGATATGATCCTTGGGAGATAGAGAATGACGATGATATGTTGAGTGCTTTGAAAGCATCTATTAATGATTTAAGTCGTGAGAATCCAGGTGATGGTAGGATTCCTATGCTTCAAGATGCTGTAAAAGGATTAAGAAGACCTAAGTTTAAAACTAAAAAGACTCCTATCAGTGGAGCTAAACTTCTTCCTGGTACTACCTTTAGACCTCAAGATATTGAACCAGATAATGAAGCAGAGATGGCAGAGGATGGAGGTAAGAAGGGTGATATTATTGCATTTTTAAATGGAGATGTTAAAGATAAACTTGAAGAGATTAATGATAGTGTAGTAGAAATTAAGGGTGTAGTAGTAACTCAAGGAGAACTTGCTGAAGATAGAGATGAGGAGTTAAGAAAATCTATTCTTGCTGCTAAGAAAAAGAAGAGGGAATCAGATTTAGAAAAGAAAAAGAAAGGAATGAAAGATAAGTTATTAGAACCTATCACTAAACCAGTAGGAAATTTTCTTAATAAGTTAATTAATTTTGTGATGATGACCTTTGTAGGGTCAGTAATTAATAGAGTCATAACTCTTCTTAAAGATCCTGCTCAACTTTTAGATCCAATTAAAAGATTTTTTAATTTTGCTATAGGATTAGTTAATGCAGTAATGAAAGGACTGTGGAACATTACTGGTGCGCCTATGAATTTTATTATTGGTGGTATTAATAAAGGAGTATCTGCATTACTTGATGCTCTTAATAAGGCAACTGGATTACTTAAGATACCTCCTATAAAAGCACCACAAATTCCTTTGATTCCTGGTCCTCCTGAGTTTGCTTTTATTCCTTTATCTAAAACAGCACAGGCAAAGAATGAAGCAGTAGGAATGTCTGGTGGTGGATTAGTTCCTGGTCAGGATGGAATGGATGGTGATATGGGATTGAGTGGTGCTGATGGGGAATCTGGTGTAGATGGTGTAGATGGTGTAGATGGTGCAGATGGTAAGGGATCTATAGGATTAGATGGTGAAGATGGTAAGGGATCTATAGGATTAGATGGTGAAGATGGTGCAGATGGTAAGGGATCTATAGGATTAGATGGTGTAGATGGTAAGGGAGCTGTAGGATTAGATGGTGTGGATGGAGCGTCTTCTGATACTAAAGTTCAAGCATTTGGTGGAGGTGGATATGCTGCTCCTTATCCAACAACCAATCTTCTTGGTATGGGACACAATGTTATCAATACTGCTCCTAATAATATCATGGGATATAATAAAGGAGGTAAAGTTCCTGGTTCTGGTACTGGAGATACAGTACCAGCAATGCTAACTCCAGGTGAGTTTGTGATGAGTAAGGGTGCTGTTGATCAGATTGGTGTTGATAAGTTAATGGATATGAATAAAGCAGGTGGCGGAACTAATCAACCTAAGTTGATGAAGTTTGCTGGTGGTGGAATGGTTCCTGGTATTGATCCTCCTAGTAGAAGAGGTGGAAAAGTAATTATGGTAGGGGGAGGAGGAAAATCTTCATCTTCTTTAGTAGGTAATGCTTCAGGTGGAGAAGATGTGCCTAGTTTTTCATCTACTGATCCTAATAATGTTACTACATCTGTAGTTAAATCACTCTACAATATGATGGGATAAGATGCCAGCAATAACAGGAAAAATATTAATGGAGATGGGTAAGCAGATGCTTAAGAAGATGGCGAAGAAGGCCGTCAAAGCAAAGGCTAAGAAAGCTGTGAAGTCTATTGTTAAAAAGAAGAAGGTAAAGGGAAAAGATATAGCAAAGAAAATGTTTGGTGGAGAGGAGGAAGGAGGTGCTTTAGCTGTTAGACCTAAGGCAGATTTAGTTGCTAGTCCAGGTGGTAAAATAGATCTTGTTGATCCTAAAGAAACTGGTGGTGAGATAGTTAAAGTAAGTGGTACTGCTGCAAGGGATCTAGGTCTTACTCCATTCATGGAATCTTTAACTAAGATTCAAACTAATGTAGATGCTATTAAGGCTGCTATAAATGATAACAATAAGGACACTATTGATAGGATTGAAGATCAGAGAATATTAAATGCTAAGTTAGCAAAAGAAGCAGCAGAGGATGAATTAGAAGCTAAAAAACCTGGCATAGGTCAGAAGATGTTAGCTACAGTAAAAGATCCAGCTGATAATTTCTTATCAAGGATGGCTAGGTTTGCCACCATGACTCTTCTTGGATCTTTGATTGCTGCATTGATGAACAATGCAAGAGATGTTATCTTAGCATTTAGAGTTGGTATTGAAGCACTTAAAAAAGGAATACCTACATTATTCAAAGGACTTAATGCGCTTAAGAATGGTATAGGTAAAGTATTTAAGTTAGCACTACGTCCATTTAAATCTATTGGTAATTTAATTTTTAAAGGATTTAAAGCAGTAGGAAGTAGACTTTTTGGAATGGTAAAAGGTGCATTGGCATGGGTAAATAATATTGTAAAAAATATTATTAGTTCAGGAGCTAAAGCATTTCCAAAGATAGCTAATGCAATAAATCAAGGTAAAACATTTGCTGGTAATATATTAAACAAAGGAAAAGACCTTGTAAAAAATACAATAAAGAATGTAGGTTCTAAAATTAAATCATTCCTACCTGGTGGTGGAGCTGGTTCTAAAATACTAAAGCATGGTCTAAAGAGAGGAGCTAATCGTCTTATCATTAAATGGTTTGGTAAGGGAGCAGCGAAGACTTTGATGACAGTAGGAAAGACATTGGTGAAGGGTGCTAAGGCAATTAAGATACCAGTCATTGGTCCTCTATTGGTTGCTATCACCTCCATGTTCTCAGGTGATCCAATAGGTAAGACATTATTTAAGACTGCTGGTGCTGCTATTGGTGGTGGATTAGGACTAGCATTAGGTCCAATAGGAATGATAGTTGGTGAGATAGCTGGAGAATTTGTAGGTGATGTTTTAGCTGAAGGATTTTTGGGAGGAAAAGATGGATGGAAAAATGCAGGTAAGAAATTAAAAGATAAGTTTATGCAGATACTTTCTGGAGGTAAGAAAGTAATGAATTGGTTTAAGAATAGTATTGGTAGAATTAAATGGAGGAAGTTAACTTTTGCTCCTTGGAAAGAGAAGGCTGGTATTTTAAAAGATGCTTTCTTCCCACCAGCAAAGATGGCAGAGAGTAAACCTAATACTGATGTAGAAGATGTATCTCAGTCAGCATCCTATGAGGATGGAGCAGAAGAAGATACTACTGTAGTGGTAGATGGTGGTGGAGACCAAGCAGCATCTTCAGCATCTTCAGGTGGAGGTACTCAAATCATTCCTGTAGGTGTAGATAAATTAACTTTAGTAAATAGTCAGTATGAGT